TAATAATGCCTATGTTTTGGTAGAAATTAATAACAATCCACAGGTAGCAGATTTTATCCATGAAGATTTAGAGTATGAGAATCTATTGAAAGTATTTACAGGTAACAAGAAACCACAACAATTATCGGCAGGTTTTGCTCGTGGTATTCAAATGGGACTGAAAATGTCCACCCAAGTTAAACAAATTGGTTGTTCAAACCTCAAGACTTTGATTGAAGGAGATAAACTTTTAATTAATGACTTTGATACTTACTCTGAATTAACCACATTTGAACAACATAAAACTTCATTTGCTGCTGAAGGTGCAAATGATGACATGGCCATGACTTTGGTTATTTTTGCTTGGGCTACAACACAAAAATATTTCAGAGAAATTGTTAATCACGACCTCAGAAAACAGGTTCAATTAGAAAATATGAACCAGTATGATGAAGATGTTTTACCAGCACCTATCATAGAAACTGGTGTGGATAGACCTGGATTTGAGGTTTGGGGTGATGATGTATGGGAAATACCGGATGGTGGAGAAGTATATGCCGGTTTCTTCCGAGATGCAATGAAAAATCTCTAAATATGGCCTTACATAAATATCCGTATGGTATCATAACTGCCAAAATAACATCATATTCAAGGAGATAACAAATGGCATTTCAAATCTCTCCAGGCGTAAACGTATCTGAAGTCGATTTAACGACAGTTGTACCTTCAGTTCTGACTACGGCCGGTGCATTTGCTGGAAAATTCGTATGGGGTCCAGGAAACAAAATAATTTCTGTTGAAAATGAAGTCAACTTAGTTAAAACATTTGCCAGATGCAAATACTTATGCTTCGTTTTTCACTGCTGCAAGCTTCTTAGCTTACGGTAATAATCTTAAAGTAGCTCGTGCTATTGGTCCTAGTGCTAAAAACGCTAGCGCAAATTCTAGTGCTACACAAATTGCTGTTGATAACGAAGATACTTTTGAAGCTTCGTATTTAAATAACAGCAATGGTAATGCTTACGGTGCTTTCATGGCACGTTATCCTGGTGCTCTTGGAAATTCTCTAACAGTATCCGTTATTGATGCTGGTGGAAATTTCAGCACATGGAACATTAATTCTGTTGGCGTATCTTCTTACTTTAATGGTGCTCCAGGAACATCCGCTCAGGCAGCTGCCGCTGGTGCCGCTAACGATGAAATTCACGTTGTAGTTGTTGATTCTGGTGGTTTGTTTACTGGTATCAAAAATACAGTATTGGAAGTTTATCCATACCTCTCTAAAGGTTTAGATGCTACCGATTCTTTAGGTAACTCAAACTATTACAAGAATGTAATTTTTAATAAGTCGAAGTATGTTTATGCTATCGATCCAGTAAGTTACGCTACAACCAGTGCAACTTGGGGTGATGCTCTGGCTAACACCAATTATGCCACAGTTGCAACAGCAACAACACTTTCATTGGGTGGTGGTGTTGAATCTACTCCAACCGACTCTGAACTACAAACAGCTTATGCTTTATTTGTAAATCCAGATGCAGTTGATATTTCTTTAGTGTTGGCTGGTGATGCTGGTAGTTCAACTCAACAGTATATTATCGACAATATTGCCAATGCTCGTAAAGATTGTATGGCTTTCGTATCGCCTCCTGCTTCTACCGTTGTCAATAACTCTGGTTCAGAAGTTGATGATATCGTAACATGGCATACAGCGTTGGCTCGGTCAACATCTTATGCTGTTGCTGATTCTGGTTGGAAGTATATGTTTGATAAGTATAACAACACATATCGTTATGTTCCATTAAATGGTGACATAGCTGGTACCTGTGTGTATACAGATTCAGTTCGTGATCCATGGTATTCACCAGCAGGATTTAATCGTGGTAATCTAAAGAATGTTACTAAGTTATCTTGGAACCCAACCAAGACACAAAGAGATTCTTTATACGCCATTGGTATCAATCCAGTTGGAACATTCCCTGGCCAAGGTACTGTATTGTTTGGTGACAAAACCTTACAAACTAAACCATCTGCATTTGACCGTATCAACGTCCGCAGATTGTTTATTGTATTAGAGAAAGCAATCTCTACAGCTGCCAAGTTCTCATTGTTTGAATTCAATGACGAATTTACACGCAACCAATTTGTTGCATTAGTTACACCTTTCCTCCGTGATATTCAAGGTCGCCGTGGTATCTATGACTACCGTGTTGTTTGTGATACAACAAATAATACACCACAAGTCATTGATTCCAATCAATTCGTTGGCGACATCTATATCAAACCTGCTCGTGCCATCAACTTCATTCAGTTGAGTTTCGTAGCAGTTAGAACTGGTGTAGATTTTACTGAAATCGTTGGTAGAACTTAATAAATAATTCAACGAATAGGAGAAAAAAATGGCATTTAATGTAGCAGAATTCAGATCAAATATGATTGGTGACGGAGCCCGTCCTAATCTATTTCAGGTCTCTCTCGTATTTCCAACTATTGCAGCAGGCGGTACAGCAGCAGGTCAAAAAGCCACGTTTCAAGCTAAGTCGGCTCAGTTACCTGGTGCAACAATCGGTACTGTTCCTCTGTATTATTTTGGTCGTGAATTAAAGTTTGCTGGTAACCGTACCTTTACTGACTGGACATTACAGATCATCAATGATGAAGATTTCACAATTCGCAATGCGATGGAATCATGGATGAACTCTATCAATAGTCACGCTGGTAACCTACGTAATAACCAAGCTGCAGCACCGTCTGGTTATTCTGTTGATGCACAGGTTACTCAGTATGGTAAAACTGGCGATGCATTGAAATCGTATAAGTTTGTTGGAATGTTTCCTGTTGATATTGCTCCAATCGATTTGGACTGGGGCTCGAATGATGTTATCGAAGAATATGCGGTAACATTTGCCTATCAATGGTGGGAAGCTGAACAGACAAGTTAATATACATCATTATACGGAGAGAATTTCGGTTCTCTCCATTATGCTTTTTTGAATTGGAATAAAATACTATGGCAAATAAATTCTCACTTTTTGGCTTTACAATAGCACGAAACAGGGAAGAACAATCCCAAGAAGTGCAACAATCTTTCACGCCTCCTTCAAACGAAGATGGTGCTCTTACTATTACCTCAGCGGCTTATTATGGTACATATGTTGATCTAGATGGTACAGCAAAAAATGATGTAGAACTTATTTCACGTTATCGTGAAATGTCAATGCAACCTGAAATCGAATCAGCCATTGATGATATAGTAGGTGAAGCTATTTGTCAAGATGATGATGGTCAAATTATTAAACTGGTGTTAGATGATTTAAAACAACCAGAAAAAATTAAAGCCGCAATCAAAGCAGAGTTCGAAACAATTATGCGCCTGTTAAATTATAAAAACATGGCACAAGATATTTTTCGTAGGTACTATGTTGATGGTCGTTTGTATTACCACGTCATTGTGGATAAAGAACAACCAATGCAAGGCATTAAAGAATTACGTTATATCGATCCACGAAAGTTAAGAAAAATTCGTGAGATGAAAAAAGAAAAAGATCCAAGAACTGGCGTAGAGGTAATGAAAGTTATCAATGAATACTATGTGTTCAACGATAAAGTTACCACTGGTGCTTCTTCTAACTTTGGTCCAGTTGGTATAAGAATTACAACCGATTCTATTGTTTCCGTTGTTTCTGGTTTGATGGATTCTCGCCGTGCTGTTGTATTGTCGTATCTACACAAAGCAATTAAACCGCTCAACCAGTTACGCATGATTGAAGATGCAACGGTTATCTATCGTATCTCACGTGCACCAGAGCGCCGCATATTCTATATTGACGTAGGTAATCTGCCAAAGTTAAAAGCAGAACAGTATCTCCGTGACATCATGGTTAAGTATAAAAACAAGTTGGTCTATGACGCCAACACAGGTGAAATCCGTGATGACCGTAAGTTTCTATCAATGATGGAAGATTTCTGGTTGCCACGCCGTGAAGGTGGTAAAGGCACAGAAATCACCACACTACCTGGTGGCCAAAATTTAGGTGAGTTGGAAGATGTTAAGTATTTTGAAAAGAAATTATACAAATCACTTAATGTTCCAATCTCTCGTTTAGAACCAAACCAAGGGTTTTCTCTTGGTCGTGTGGCAGAAGTTACACGGGACGAATTAAAGTTTTCTAAGTTTGTTGATCGTCTGAGAAATAAATTCTCTGATTTGTTTGATCAAGCAATGCGAGTTCAATGTGTATTAAAAGGTATTTGTACCGCTGAAGAATGGGATTCTTTTAAAGAATACATTCATTATGACTTTATCAAAGACAACAACTTTACAGAACTCAAAGATGCTGAGTTAATGAAAGAACGATTAACTCTTTTGAGTGCTGTTGATCCATATACAGGTCGTTATTTTTCACAATCTTGGATTCAAAGAAATGTGTTACGTTTGACCGATGATGAGATTAAAGAAATGCAGATTGAAATGGATGAAGAAAAAGAAGCTGGTCTTGGATTACCAGTTGGTGTAACAAATGATGTGGCACAGGCACAAATGATGTCTAATGTACCACAAC